GCCTTCCCAGTAGCCATAGAGCTGACGCTGTGGAAGAGCGAACTCGTAACAGTCGCGGTATAAATCCTCAAACAAGTCTTTCTTGCTCTGAGCCACGCCTGCGCGTTTGATAATATCTTGCACAGATAACCGGTTGCCTTGGTATTTGATCTTAGCCATCTTGACTCACCTTGTATTTTTGCAGCAGATTACGACCCTTTGCCGCTAACCTTGCCGCAGAACTGCGATTTGTAGGCGCTGATTCACCCCATGCGCGAGCCGCTTTAGCCAGTCTTGTCGGCTCACCCTTCTCGTCTTGCAATGGGCCACTAGGGTTTGTGTAGAAACGTGTTAAAAAACTACCCTTGCGACGCATTTTCTCTGGCGTGTTAGCCGCACCTTTGACCCCAGGCTTTAGATTGGCACCCTCTTTCTTCTTAAAGTGCGCTCGTCCAGCGGCAGTCAGTCCACCTTCAGGGTCTTTGATTGGCTCACTCATACCATTCCAAGATAATTTCAGCCGCGTGAGTAGTTGAGTCTGCATTGGTCAACCTAAACAAGTACGTCGTTAAAGGTTTAAGTATCAGGCGTGGTGAACCTAAATCTCCACCCCCAGACTTCTTGCCGGTGCCACCAATTAAAATCTGTTCTAGCAGCGTTGTGCCAGTGCTAGACACCGTCGGGTTAACCAGCGCAGCAGACTCACTGGCAACGGCTGAAAAGTTCCTGTTGATGCTCACAGCAGTAACAGATGTACCGCCCGTTACCACAGCGCCTTCATACAAAAAGCCAACAGCATTACCGACACAAAGTCCCGTAACCGACAAAGATGGTGTTACGCCACTTGCCCACGCTATAGCAATATCAATGCTAGAGCCAGCGGCCAACGGAGAAGCAAAAGAATTGACAACCCCAATAGCGTAAGACCTACCTTCAATAGTGCGCAAAGAACTAATGTCAGCAATCGGCAATGGCAACTCGGAACCAACCGCAGTTGCTTGTCCATCACGGTCTATATATGTCGGGGAGACAAACCGTGATTTAGTTGTTTGGGACTCAAGCGCTACGTTTATGTGCATTATTACTTCTTTTTACGCATCGCCGTCTTGGCTGCTTTACGGAAAGCATCGTCGGTAGGTGCGCCCTTGGCACCAGGCTTGCGCATCTTCTCGCCAGAACCCTTCTCAATGCGTTTGCGCTTGTCATTAATGTTGTCGTATAAACCACCTGGCATAATCAGCTCCTTTGAAGCATTGGTCTATCAGTCATTCGGCGACGAGCGCGCATGCTACCTGCTTTGCGTTCGCCAACCTCTCTTTCTAGCATGTCTTTTTCTGCCTGCGCACGACGCTCAAACTCTGCTCGCTCAGGGTCAAGCGACCTAGCAGTAGGTGCTGACGGTACGCTCATATTAAATGTTTCTGTAAATGAGCCAGGGTCTGTTGGTGTGGCCGGCACGTCAACCAAATCATAGTCAGTCAAGACACTGCTAACTGTCCCGCCATATCTATTTGGGTCGTATTAAGAACCTTCACCGCCAACATCCTCTTGAAACTCCACCACGCCATTATTTAAACTATGGCCAGTTGCAAGGTCTGTAAACCTAGCCCAAGATGGTCTAAATATGTCAGCCAATCCACCAACAACCATCAATTGGCGTTGCATGTTTTCAGCTTTGGCTCTTTCAATGTTGTTAATGGTATTAATGTAATCATCTATCTTAGAAGAAAACGCTTCCCCACGCGCATCATAGGAGGCAAGGCTGTCTCGGTAATCGGCTAAACCCGTTTCATATTGCTCAGACAAAGCAGAAAACTCACTGGCAGCTTGACTCTGTGCGGTTTGCAATTCAGTTTGCGCAGACAATATATTCTGTTTGTACTGACTTTGAGCCTGCCCTACCTGAAACTGTTGGCGCGTTTTGCGCCTACCAGCACGGCGTGTGGCTTGAGCTTGAGATGTTACAAACGGCATAGCAGTCTCCTTTAGCGTAGACCAGTGCCTGAACCCAGCGTGCTAGAGCCGAAGCTACCTAAACCTGCTTCTGGGTTTACACGTTCTTGAGATAATAATGAACGAAAACCACCACGTCTCATCTGACGCATTCGCTTAGATTCTTCTTCTGCCATTACTCTTTGCTGATCTTCAAGCTGTTGTGCTGTACGTGCTGCCTCTTGCTCTACTCGGCTACGGCTTTCAGAAGATTGACCGATCTCAAAGTTCAATCTTTCTCTAGCTACTTTAGCTTGTTCTTGCTGAACAGATAATTGTTTTGCAGCCTGTGCAGACATAGCAGATGTTTGTGCGCGTGCGTCTGATCTAGCCTTACCCGCTTGTTTTCTGGCTTGGTCAGCAGTGTACACAGAACCTGCTAGTGCCAGACCACCCACAATAAGAGAGCTAATAATAAATGGCATAGCAACCTCCTCGAACAGTAATACAAGAAGTTTACGATAATACGTAATATTTTGATACTAGTATATGAAGTGTATATCTCTGGGCAATAACATCCCCAAGGGTGAAGCCAGCCCCCTTACCGCAGGTCTAACTTCTTACCTGACCCATCTGATGCATCCTGTGTACCAGACCAGTCCTACACGGAGTTAATGTTCCATCAACATAGAGTTGTCTCACCGCTTTGCTCTATGCCTTCTTGTCATGCCCATTTAAGCTGACGGACGCACAGGCCGAGGGTTAACGGTGGCGTGTCTTTCTGGGAATCTGGCGATATCAACCAACAACTGTCGTGTCCCTGACGGTTGCTGTAATCAACAAAAAAGCTGCTTAACTCTGCATCTTGGTGAGAACCCAACGGTTAGTTGGGCAAGACACAGAATTAAACAGCCTGGTTGTTTCTCACGACAACACATCTAGTATATCAGATTATCCAAATACGTCAAAGTCTATGTTTGCATTGGCTTGTCCGACAAAGTTGCTTTGACCCAACAGTGGTGTTTTTGTCATGCGTCTGTGTTCACCACCACCAGTGAGCAGGTAGCCAAAAGCATCACCCACGTGCGAGTGTTCATTCTTATTAGGACTGTCTTTAAAGCGTTCTTGACCGGCACCGACTGCCACACGCTTGAAATGGTAGCCACCAGCCAGAGACTTGCGTAGCATCTTGCAGTCTTTGCTCACAATTAGCCCTGGTTTACCCATAATAAGCCTTTGCATGGGCAATGCAGCCCCTTCACGCCTGACTTGGAAGTTGTTACTAGGTGCTGGCTGCGCTCTAAGGCCTAGTGTTCGCAGGAAATCAAAGGCAGTGACCTCATATATGGCATCTCTTTGCATACCAGCGGGGTCGCCCCATATCATCATCTGCGCCTTTGGGTATCTGGCATTCAGTTCTGCTAGCAATTGCTGTCCAAAGCGCTCAAGACCCATATCAAAGGTCACAATCTCATGCAGTATTATCCACCGACCGTTGTTTAGGCGCTGCCCAATAACTGCTGCTGGCGTTAATCCGAAGTCAAGACCGATCTGTAGTGGTACAGAGGGGTCATAATCTACGTCACCAGCCATCATATTGTCGTCATACTCTGGCCAAACGGGTCTACCTTCTTGGACATAGGTGTATTTACCCTCGGCATAGCACCGTATCCAGTCTAGGTTCTTACCGCCTAGCATTTGCATGTAATAACCGGCAGGCAGGTTGTCTAAATTCTCTGCCACTGGGTTTATTTTCCACCACCGGCCAGCAGAGTAGATGTGGTCATTGGCTTCTGGGTTCTCAGGTAGGTCATCAGACTCGACCTCTATGACACCACCAGGTTGTTTAAAGAAGTCCCAGCCGTATTTGCCAGTTAACTTCTCTTTCTCTGCTAACTTAAACCACCAATGGTCATCATCCATGGGGTTGGTGTCCATCCAGACGCCGTTCCATGTGGCACCACCGTCACGCTTAGTGGGATAGCGACCTACCCTGTGGGTTAAGCCGTCAATCACAGCCTTGGGTAGTTCTCTGGCCTCATTAACCCATGCCCCAGTCAGCTCTAAAGACAGCAACTTCCTCACGTCTTTGGGTTGGTCAAGGGCTAAGAAGATAACTTCACAGTCAATACCGGCGGCCTCGCCCCTAGATGGCAGGCGTATGTGGTGGGTAATAGGCGGTGTCCATAGCATTGGACCAAAAGTGTTCTCAGGGAACAACTCCAACCAAGTCTTAATGGTTGTGGTTTTCAGCATCGGGTAGCTGTTTCTGACAATAGCAAAGCGTGTATAGCGGATACCATCTACGGGACTGGGTTTCTGTTTAACAGCCCTTAGCATAATCTCTGCTGCACAGGCATAGGACTTCCCACTGCCAACAGGACCTAACATCCCTCTAACAAACGCATTGGACTGCAAGAAGTTAAACACTGTCCTAGACTTCCTGAAATTCAGGTTTAGTCCAGCAACAGGCATCTCTTTACCGGAAGTCTCTTTAGTCCGTGCCATCTTTAACCTCTATGTCTTCAGGAGCCTGCACATTAATACCAATGACGGACGGCTTGTCGCTGCCATCATCAGGGTTATCCAACAAGCCACTAGCCTTAGCCAGCAACCTAAGCACCCCGACCTTGTCATACAACTCCACTTCTAAAGTCTGGTTGCCATCTTTGTCCTTCTTTACCCTGATATTCTTTATGGCTTGCAGTGCGTGTTCAGGTATCAGATGACTGGCTTTCACCTTCACATCACCGGACTCATCCCACGTCATGATGTCTGTAATCTTGGTATTAGCCATGCAAAGTAGCGCATAGGCAACTGCCTCACGGTTCTCAACAATGGTAGCAGAGCGCTCTAGGCGCTTCTGTACCGACCTAACACCACCCCAGTTCTGCAAGTTAGGCATCACCCTCGGCGATCTAGTTGCCATTGATACGTTCTCCAATCCACTTCATAACTGGGACTGCCATGCTATTTCCAAGGGCCTTGTACCGCATCCAATATCTCCTTATGCCTCTGCTTGTGGCAGGGTTGACACAACCACATCACATCCAATGGCTTGTCGTAATCTTCATGGTGGGCAAGGCTTTGTTCGCAACCGCACCGAACACAAGGCTGTGGCAACAACGTGCCTTTCCTTACCGCCCTTGCTACCGCATTATGGCAAGACGCTCGCCTCTTGTCTTCAGCGCGCCATTTCTTTGTCTGCTCTAGGTTTAGTTTGACACGATCAGGCAACTTAGCCCTTGTTCGGTCGTATTCACGGTAGTAATCAATCTTGTTTTTGCGATTGCTTGTGACGTCCAGTTTGTTGCACTCTTTACATTTATTTACATGGCCATCAGCCATTGCGGAGTGTTTATAAAACTCCTCAAATGGCTTGACGGCTTTGCACTTAAAACACGTTTTAGAACGAATCATGTCATACCTCTGTACTGTGAGATACAACCATTATAGACCCGTTCTAATTAAAAGGTATGTCGTCTTTCATATCCGCAATACCCTGCGGCTGGTACCCATTGCTCTTA